AAATCGTCTACGATTCTGACTAAGGGATTAAGGCGGGAAGTCACAACTTTCAAATTTGATAAAAAAGTTGTATCTTTCTTCACAGCTTCGTGATTACCTGGATAAATTATAGTTTCTACTTGACAGCTAGAAACAAAATCAAAGTATGTTTCCAGTTCTTCCATATTAGGCAGTTTATCGAAAATATCTCCGCCTACTACAAATAAATCACAATGCTTTTGCTGCTCTTTTAGTTGATCCCACAACATATTAAAGCGGTTTCTTGCCCACTCAACAGGTACATTTTTCTGACCTAACTTAATGTGCACGTCCGCCGTGAATAGTATTTTCATGGTTTTTGAGGCAAAAAAGCCTGGTAAGCTTTTAGGTTTACCAGGCTAGTGTGATTATTGATCCAGATCGCTAACAGCTTCTTTTTCAGCAGCTGATTGGTTATCTTCACCATCAGTGCCAGAAGTAATCTTTTCTAGCAGAGCCAAGACTTCGGCTTCTGTAGGGCGGGGATACTTTTCGTCGATAGACTTTTCAGCATCGGCTAGAGCACGCTCTTCTTCCGATAGTTTGCGAGCCTTACAACGCAGAACTTGCAACTGGTATTCAACGTTGAAAGCCAGAGGACCAGTCTTAACGCGCTTGAATACGACGTCCCAACCAGTGTCGTAGTCAGTAGGATCACCAAGATCCTCAGCAGCCGTCATAATTTGTTCAAAAAGTTTCTTTTTCAGGTTAAGAGCCTTAACTTTACCATCCTTAGGGTCGATACAGTTAATAGAGTAGCTCCAGCTGCACTTGGCTTCTGGGAAGAACTCTTGAACGTGATCTTTTTCGAGATTATCGAACTTCTCTTTATCACGGCTGAATGCCAAGCACTCAACTGGAATATCTTTGTTATTAGAACCTTTTAGCCAGTACACGTAACGGGGCAGAATGCCACCAATCAGACGTACAGTATTTTCACCATCTTTGTACTCAAAAGCGTCGACCTTGTTAGATTGAGCCTTGCCTTTGGTATTTTTGAAGCTAATTGCCATTTGTTAATTCCTCGTATTTGAATTTGATTTGGTTGTTTGTAATTTCTAGCAATGGATTTGATTCCAATGCGCTTAGGTTTAAATCGCTAAAGTAACTCAGGTCTAAGTATTTGATGCGGTGTGATTTGTAAAGTGCGTAATCTCGGCGTCCACATAATCTTAGGTACTGAGCTAAGTAACGAATATCTGTAGTTTTATCTTTGAAAAAGTCCGTGGGGTTTAACAAAAAACTACTGCCTGCTAATGATTTCTGTAATGGCTTGTAAACGCTGTATTTACTTTTTGCGATTGTTCGTTTCTGCCAATGAAATCTAAGAGCCTGCAACATATAGTCCGGGTCACATAAAGTTTCCTGTTCTAATATTAAAATGTTGAAAAATAGAGTCATATTCTCCGTTTCAAGCAATAATTATACCATTTTGGAGAAGCATTGACAAGTCAATTTTTCTATACGGTGATTATTTCCCAGCCTTTACGCATATACAGCCCAAGCCTATCGTTGTTCTGTTTTTTATCGGCGAAACCAGAAAAGTGAATGTCGATTACTAAAGGTTGCAGTTTATCTTCATGCAGACGTTGTATTCGACCCACAATTTGTTCGAGTAGCGAATCGTTACTCATTGGTACTGCTAAGATCACACAGGACAAGATGTTAACAGATATGCCTTCTGAGAAGATCTGCCTGGAACCACATACACACTTTTTCTCTCCACTAAGGAGTTGCTCTTTTGCTCTTTGCCTATCTTCGAACTCGGTGTTGCCAGTAACCAGCACACTTTCTTCACCAACATATTCGGAAACCTTTTCTAGAAATTCTACTCGATCTGCAATCACAAGGACACTATGTCCCTTATCCATTTGAGTTAATGCTGTAGCAGCAATAAAACGTCTATAGCTGTCATCTTGAGTAAGTTCATTAATCTTTTCCACCCAAGTAGCACCTGGTTTTAGCGTAATACCAGGTTTTAGAATCTTCACTTGTGGAGTCATAGTGTTAGACTGAGGAGGTTTAACAACGTGACTACCAAAGTAATCCTTGAACACTACGTGCTTCTGGTCTTTACGAATCATCGTACCACTTAGAGCGATACGGTATCTAGCATGGAAGCTATCGATAATTGATGCAAATGTAGTGGCAGGACAGTGGTGGGCCTCGTCAAGGATAATAGTCCCAAACTCCTTAGCCAGATCACTAGTATGCTTAACAAGGGTTTGTACGTTTGATACTGTGATAAAGTGGTCTTCGTGGTCAACTCGTCCACTACCAATAATTCCGGGTTTTTGCCCAAATAAGACTTCAATTTCTTCTGCCCATTGGTCTCGTAGGGCGGTAGTATGCGTAATGACCAAGGTCTTCTGTCCGAACTTATGGGCCAGATGTAAGGCTGTGAAGGTTTTACCCCATCCCACAAGAGCGTTGATAAACACTGTGTCGTCGACTTCATCATATACTATCTGCTGTTCGCTACGAAGTGGAAATTTAGGGTCGGGAAAAGGTACTGGAACGATTACTCGTTTGTCTACTATTTCGTAACCTTCTGGAATAAGGTCTTGTCTGCCTTGCGGAATACTGAGAATACCTTTAGTTAGCGACTTATAATTCTTAATTGTCTCTACTGCCGCAAATTTCTTAGACCCAGTATCTTTTTGAATTTTATAAGTAAGAGCCTTAATAATGGCTTTTGTAGTATCTACACCTGGGTTATCCATGTAAATACGATTACTAATAATTGCTTTAGCCACTATATAAGTCTCCAGCTTTCTGCAGGTTTATCAGCATATAAACCATAAAATATATAACTTAATCCAACCTGCAAAACAGCAGCATACTGCATATCAGCACTAGGTTTAAACATTGTTTTGAACCGCTGATGCATACCCTCTAGTTCAATTACTGCACCTAGTCCTGTTGTCGGAAAAACATTTTTAATCTTCTTTACAATCAGTTTGGCGCGGGTAGATTTTTTATGTTGAAACAACTGTCCTTGGCTATCAATAAACCAGGTAGTTGTCTTTGCTAACTTTAACAAATCGCCTAAAAAGTAGATAGCTTGACGTATTGGAAATAGGGGTACATTATCTACTGCCAGTTTCAGCCTTCTACGGCTTAGGGTATCGCCTGGAATGTTTCGATCATCTACTACGCGAAAAGTAGCAGTGTGCTCGTGAGTATCAAGATCACTGTACTCTGTCGCGTAATAAACCACATCATTGTCTCTCTGAGGTTCTTTCTCACCCAGCCTGAACACGGGCCAAACGATCTTCTCTAAGTTCATAAACTTCCTCGAAGTGATCAAAGCTGTAGTCTTGGCCAATATCTTGATCGACTCCGATAGGGCAGCCTTTGATCGAGCAACCAAGATCTTGCTGAGTATTGCGCTTTAGGATCTCGCAGTATTCCACCACATCTTCGTCCTTAACAATAGCAACAATCGAGTCATGAACCAACATGAAGATATGAGCATCAAGACCTTTAGCCTTAACTTCATTAGCAGTTCCCATAGCACCAAACAAGTTCATGTCAGAAGCTAGAGACTGTACTTCAGCGTTAATACCTGAACGCACTTCGTGAGCAGCAATACCTTTATCACTAGAGAACACGTTAGGCAAACGACGTTTACGACCAAAAAAGCTATAAGTATAGCCATTAGCCTGAATGAACTCTTTACGAGAATCCAACCAACGCTTTAGTTTGTTAAACTTTGTAAAGTACGCTTTAATGTCATCCTGCGCCTGTTCGATACTGTAGTATTCTCCAGTCGCTTTGGTAACCGTCTCAGACACCTTCTTTGCCCCTGAGCCGTAAAGGATACCAAAGGAGATCGCTTTAGCTGACTGTCGCATTGATGGATATAGCTTTTTAACATCTTCAACGGCACAAGGTAGTGAAAATACCATGTGTGCAATCGTCGAGTGGAAGTCTCCGCCACCTGAAAAAACTTTTTGCAAATTCTGGTCACCTGATAACACAGCTGCATAATACATCTCCGCTGTTGTCAAATCTTGGGATACGATTTTGTATCCCACTGGAGCACTGATACATCCTTTAATGATTGGATCGTCTCGCGGAATCTGCTGCGCGTTAAACTTACCACTACTAGACAGACGCCCAGAAGTGGTAAAAATAAGATTAAAGTTGGTACGAATACGCTCATCTTTGTCTAGCTCCGGTAGAATCTTCTGAATGTAGGTATTCTGAATCTTACCAAGCTGCCGTACATTCAAAATAGCAGCTGGAAGAGGGTGTTGATCTGCTAGTTCCTTAAGAACCTCAGCATCGGTGGAAATAGCTCCTGTTGCAGTTTTCTTTCCATTGTGCTGTAGTCCGAGATAATCGAATAGCACAGTACGCAACTGCATAACACTATTAGGATTAAAGATTTTGCCATTGTCTTGTTCAAACTTTTTAACTTCATCAAAGCCATAAACCACTTCTTTAGCTTCCTGAATTTTTTCATTCAGATAAAGATCGGCTGCTTGCATACGCTCGCGATGAATTGGAATACCAACTTCTTCCATATCCATTAGGAATAGGGTGCCGTCGATAAGCAGTTTCTCGTAAACAAAACGTAGCTTATCATTCTTTTGTACAATAGGCCAGAACTTATGGAAAAGATCAAAAGTAACTGCCGTATCAATACTAGCATATTCACTAATAACGTTGAACGGAATCAAGTCATAAGTGAAATCGTCTTGCAGAATACCATGAGTAGCACAATACTCGCGTTTGAAATCATCTAGGGGAGTATCGTAATCGCCGTAGTCGGTGTACTTTAGGGCCAGAGGCTTCAAACCATGACTGTCGTTCTCGTCTAGAACGTAATGCATAAGCATAGTATCATGTACACGGGTGCGATCAAAGTCAATATCAAGATGGTACTTAATCATCTTGAAGTCGAACTTCATATTGTGAAAGACTGTTACGAAATCCTTAGCAATCTTACGTAGCAGGTCGATACAAACTTCGTCCAAGCAATCAGTTTCAATGTAACGACCTTGGTGAGTCTTGTAAGTAAGAGAAACGCCCAGTACGTAACCATCGCGAGGATACAGTGCAGTTGTTTCCGTGTCCCAGGCAACAAAGCCTTGAGCATTGTCTAGAATTTCTCGTAGATAGCGTTTGGCTTCCTTAGTGTCCTGGATACCTTTATAGTCACCAGTCTTAGTAGGCTTTAGCTCACCTTTAACGTACTTGTGGATTTTATCACAAGCTCGCTGAAAATCGGGCTTGCCTTCGGGTTTAAAAGACAGCATGGCTGGGTTGGAGATAGCGATAAACTTATCGTCCACAAGCTGGCCAGCCATAGTAGTAACACTAGTGATCTTTGCATATTCTTTGGCTGCCTCTGCTCCGACTAGAATAACGTAATCATATTGATCCAGATCAACTTCCAGATCAACGTCTTTTTTCAGTAGCTTTGTGATAGGCACCGAACTCATATGATAGTGATCGAACTCAAACTGGAAATAGTCAGAGTATCGAGTACGGTTCGGGGCTTTGTCAATCAGGGCGATTTTTGGCATAATTTTCCTTTAATACTTTATTATAGCGTATTTGGGCTAGTTATTCAAGTTTGTTTTCTAAACGACTCAAGGCTTTAATTAGTTGCGGTATTGCCCTACTATCTAATTTAGTAGTTATATTAGGGCACGTAGCTAATTTTATTTCTAGCATATTGTCATTAAGTCTCACCCAAGCATATTCACTAAGCAGAGGTGTAAGTATTGGATTCCATTCACTTTGTAACATATTCCCTCGTAGAATCAACATCTTCTTGAGATAATTCGCCTGGGTCTACACCGTCCGGGAGCATAATATTTTCTACAATGAACCCACAATCTTCGATTAGCGGTTTCAGTGTAAACATAGCTTTTTCACCTGCTTCGTCACCGTCAAACATTAAGTAAATGTGGGTAACGCCTTGTGCCTTAAATGGAAGCAGTTTTTGTGCTGTATTATTCTGTAGCGTATTCGTGCCAAAGGCACAGGTTACGTTTCGCAGACCTTTGTCAAATAAGTTAAGCATATCGAAGATACCTTCAACAATTACCAAACTCTTTCCAGCTTCTGGTAATTGAGCTGGAAATAGTGGAATCTGTACTCCACTAGGGTAATTAAGGTATCTAGGATTGCCGTTACTTAGGGTATGGCGACCCACGTAAACAGCAGTTTTCCCAGTTACATCAGTAATTGGGAAAATAATTCTGTCTACTAGCTTTTCTACTTGATAAGTATAAAAAGCACCAAAGTATTGAAGTGTTTTAGCACTAATCCCACGAAACGGTTTCGTATAAGGAGTAGCTCCAGCGGGCACTTCTAGGTTGTGTGAGAACGCTTTAATATCAGCCAGTTTCTCTTTTAGTTTTGCAATTTTAAGAGGTACGGGATTAGTAAAAACCCCGTAAAACTTAAATAGATTGGTTTTGAATCCGCAAGCAAAGCAGTGAGAGACTCCAGATACTCGATCAACTCGGAAGCTGGGATTACTATCAGGATGCTCTGGGTTCAAACATTTGATAAGATAATCACGACCTGAAACCTGATAGGCTAGGCCGTTCTTTTGAATTAGTTCTAGTACTGGATCGCTCATTTTATGTGTCTATTTTGTAGAATTCTTTACAAGCTAACCAACCGTTCTGAAAGGCTAGTAGGGCCGCATATGCTTCCGGTAGTGTAGATTTACCAGGATCTAGTCTATCGTGATAGTCTAACCAAAAAGTCATACTGACATTGGCTAGCTCACCTTCTCCTAATATTTCTAATAGTTCGTCTGGTGTATGCATTATGTATGCCAAGGTAAGTCGGCACCTGTATCGTCTTGGGTTACGTCTGCTTTAGGGGCTTTGCTTCCGCCCGCTTTTTTGATCGTTTCTTTAGCAGCTGGCTTATCCACACTCTGTGGCGAGATACGTAGTGTATCCCAGTCAATCGGGCATGTGAACGCCATTTCTTTGCCGCCACGGATTTTCGTCGTTTCAAAAGAGACTGCGTTATTCTCTTTATCATGCGCTTCCATAACAAGGGCAATATCCGCCGCGTCCAATATACCTTTGGCGAAACGGGCCTCTCCGTCCTTGTCAATCTGATACGGCGAAACCAAGACAATTTCGTATTTCCGTGCAAGATTTTTGAGTTTCTTGGATACCTCAATCTGTGGTTTCCAGTCATACTGATCAGCGCCTTCTAGGACAATTTGGTTAATATAGTCTACGACAACAACGCCCAGCTTATCACCAAACTTTGCTTTGGCTTTGCCAATGTGCAAGTCGATGCTACTTAGGGTCAAGTCACGGTCGTCAACAATAATCATCTGATTATCTGCTTTAAGTTTGAAGTTACGCACCAGCATTTCTTCAAACTTAAAGCGGTCACGATGACGCATAAACTCGATAACGGTTTCATCTGCGTCTTGGAACATTCCTGCTCGTGCCTTAACAACTTTTAAGACTTCGTCATCAGTTAATTTATTTTGTTTTAGATTCTGTAAGTTTACGCCAGAGAGAATAGCCAAGTTACGTTGGTTAGTCTCATAGGCGGTCATTTCGATACTAAAATATAGAGAAGAATTGCCAGATTCGTACTGGTTAACAAAAATGTTACTACTAGTAATGGACTTTCCCGATCCTCTTTTACCACCGATAAGCACCAACTCCTGACGAGCCACGCCGCCCAGCACAGCATCAAAAGTATTGTTAAGACCAAGATAAACACGTTCTTTCTCCAAATCGTTAGGATGCTGAAACATCATCATGTCAGCCATCGTAAAGACTTTTTCACTAGTATGGGTTTTTTCTTCGATAGTCATGGCTATGGTAGCCAGATTATCTTTAATTTCGTTTGAGTCGTAAAGCGGTAGTTTGTCTACGAACTTATCAAGTAATTTAACTGTCTCATTCTGAGTATACTGGTCGATTAGAGCATCGAGAGCAACCTCAGCTGAAACATCTGGAACTTCGGTGAGCCTTAGGGTCGCGAGTGTTTTAGAAGCTGGACCTTCTCTAAGTGTAAGCTCAAGATCATCAAAACTAGGTAATGCATTATACTTTTCGTAATGCTTGTTGACGATAGAATATAGACTAGAGTAAGCCGGGTCTAAAAACACCAGCTTCAGCTTTGCCCAGATATCTAGGCTCTGCTCGCTTAGCAGTTTATTAAGAACAACGGCTGATACATCCATATTAGCTTACCTTAGATTCATTATCTATAATTACTTGGTCAATAATTTCTGTGACTTTATAAAGAACCTGATCTCTCAGTTTCTTAATATCTTGTTGATAGCTAGAGCCTTTATCAAAAAGCATACTAAGCTGTTCATGGGTAACTAACTGCTGTAACCCGAAATATAGGTAATCATACGCCATTGTTGATTCAGGCATAACTTCTACCTGAGCCATACGACCGTAGTTGTGTACAGCTTGCTTTACTACTTCTTCAACAGTAAACGACTCATTGTCGTGGTATGTAATTTGTACTTTCATTTACTGAACTCCAAAGTAAAAAGCCCGAGAGTTGTGGGGGACTCTCGGGCCAAGTGGTTTTTACACCAAATTAAGCAGCAGCTTTAGCTTCTGCCTTAGCTTTCTTAGCTGCGCCGTCATAGTCGGCAACTTTAATACCACGACGAGTAAGCAAAGTACGCAGACCACGCTCTGTCTTGTCAACAGCAGCTGCGATTTCGGCAACAGTCATAGTTGCGATTGCAGAACCTAGTGCGGTAACTGGATCAACAGATTCCTTAGCATGGCTTTCGCGCTGTGCAGGGATCTTGCTGATTTGGCCCTTACGAGTCAGGCTCAGGGCCTTACCACGAACGCTGGCAACAGACTTGCCTAGAGCGCTAGCAATGTCTTCAATGAAGGAACCGCTGTCAGCCATTTTAATAAACTTAGCTTCTTCTGCTTCGGTATAAGTACGAGCAGCTTCAACTTTTTCGGCAGGCTTGACAGAACCAGTCAGTTCAAGAGCAAGCAGCTTACCTTGGATTTGCTTTGCAGAGAATTTGCCACTAGCAAACTGCTCGGCGATTTCTTTGTAAGTGTAGCGACCAGCATTAGCGTTAACGAAGTCGGCAAGGTCGTCGCCTTCGCTAGCGGTGAAAGCGCTAGTCTTTTCTTTAGCCATAGAAGCAACTTCATGGTCTAGTTGACGCAGCTTGCTAGCAACTGATCGGGTTGTGAAGCCAAGGGCTTCGGCAATTTGCTCAACGGTGCCTGCGGAAACAGGGCTTTCGCCTCCAACCATGTTCAACATTTGGTTAGTGGCTTCGTCAGACCATTTTTTAGCTTTTTCAGTCATTTTGTTTTTCTTTCAAGAAAGTGTTTAGATTTTGGATAATTGTAATGCCGAGGTCATCGGCTTTTTTACGTTTCGAACTGCCCTTGTTATCTTCATCAACCAAATAGTCGGTAGATTTCGTTACTGTTTCCGTAACTTTGAAACCTGCCTCTTCTAGAGCTTTGTAGGCTTCCGACTTTGTTTTAAACGAGGATAGTTTTCCAGTAATACAGACGGACTTTCCGCCACTCTGTACGGGAACTTGTTGAGAGGTAAAAGAGAAGGGTAAAAACTCTCTTACTTCGTTAAACTCTGTTTCTAGCCA